AATGACATGTCGATCTCCGATCAGGCGATGCGATACCAGGAGTTAGTCGGGCCGTAATACCGCATACGGAAAAAGTCCTCAGCGGCCAGCGTCGTCGGGTCACCAAACGCAGCCGCAGCGCCGTTCAGGCCCAGCGTAAACGATGTGATCTGCTGCGTCGTGGTCACCAGGATCTCCTGACCATCAGCAACACTGGTGTTCAGAGGCAGCGTCACAGTGCCGCTTGCCAGCGTACCAGCAGGCTGAATGAGCAGCCACGCCTGCGTGCTGTTAGTCGCCACAGTGACATTGAAGCCCGTACCCGGTGTCGCGTACTGCACCGACATCGTAGGCGAGGCAAACGAGGATTGGAAGAACGACAGCAGCGATCCAATGCTCAGTTTACGAGCATCACCGTTGCTAGGCGTATAGACCGGCAGTTGATCGCCCGATGAGACGGTCGATACGGTCGGCAGTTGATTGATGGTCGGCATGTCAGCCCTCTTAGTTGTATTCGAGTACGCCGTCTGGCCCTGAATCAACCAGATCAACGGGCCTCTGCAAGAAAGGATCATCGTAGTTGCGCCAAGGCTTGTTACCAGCACCAGATGGCATCGTACCCGGCAACTGCTGCTCAAGCGGCATTGTCGCACGCGACAGCAGTGTGTTGTAGGCCATCTTCGCAGCGACCTTGGTTTCAGCCATCACTTGCTTGCCGTAGGAAGGCGCAATGCGAATCCCAAGGTTCGTGATGATTGCCTCATTGGCACTATCAGGCACAGTCGTCTCAGCATCGAGGTCACTGTCCTGCGGGCTACCGGGAAGCGGATAGGACAACCGGATTCCCTTGGCGTTCCACTCAGCCATCATTGTGTCAAGGCGGCGCATTGCAGCCTCGATCTGCTGAGGGGACAGATCAAATGTGTATGCGGCAAGTCCGATCTCCTCGAATGCCGCTTCAACAAACTGACGCTTGGTGTAACTCATGATTTCTCCATCGCGGCATCAATCTTCGCCAGCAACGTTTTATCACTCCACCGCTTGTCCACTTGAATCCCAAGTAACGTAGCCTGAGCAACCATCTCGTCCCGAGTCGGAGGTGCGTTGTCATCAGGCACCACGCCAGCCGCAGCCTGTTCACGCAGGAGTCGATGGTTAATCCCATCGAGGGGGCGCGATGGCTTGCGAACCTTTACAGGCTTGCGGTGCTTGCGATACTTGGGGACAAGAATAGTCTGATCCATCACTTCTTCTTTGCAGTTTTGGCCGATGCTTTGAATGCTGCGTCAGTCGGGGCACCCTTGCTCCCAGGCTTACGCATACGCTCCTTGCTTCCAGCCTCGATGCGCTTGCGCTTCGCGTTGATGTTGGCGTACAGACCGGGTTTCATCGTTTCCTTGGCGCTTTGCTAGGCAGACCAGCTTTGGTTGCTGCGGTGCGGGCTGTGTTCAGCGCAATCGCCACCGCTTGCTTCTGGGGCTTTCCGCGCTTCATTTCAGCAGAGATGTTCTGCGAAATGGTTTTCTTGCTGTAGCCTTTTTTCAGAGGCATAACGCTCTCCAGATGTAAAAAACGGGCGGCGGCACAGTCACCACCGCCCGTCTCTACTGCTCAGTCAACTTACTGGTTGAACAGCAGAACACCCGCCATCTCAGGGTTCGACATCGTAACGCCGAACAGAGTGTCAAGGCGATACTTGGTCGTCATCGTGTCGATGTCGTAGAACTTCTGCATCACCAGTTCGATACCCTGATCCGTCGAAGCACGCATCACGGCCACACCGGCGTCACCGGGCACCGAGTACCGACCGGGCAGCAACTCGATAGAGTCTTTGTGCCAGAACGGGTTGATGCTGGTGGCGTTGTCGTTCAGCCAGTTGATCGACGCAGTAGCGGAGGTGCTAGCCACGTTGATGTTCTTGTACTGAAGTTCAGCGTCGGTCGGGGTGGAGTTGGCACCGATCATCGGGGGGCTGATGGTCATGGTGGTGCCAGAGTCGATGCTGATCACACGGAAGGTCTTCAGTTGACCAGTCGAAGCCTTGGTGATGTGATGCACAGCTTCGATGCCTGCGATCTGGAAGCAATCGCCAGCGTTCACGCCAGTCGTGGTAGACACGGTGACGGTCTGGTAACGGTTGTCAACGTTGATCTGACCACCAACCGACGAAGAAGTCGCTTGGGGAACATACCGAACTTGAGCGCCGTTGGTGGCGATGGTGACAGTGGTAGCCTGCGCCGTGATGCGATTGCCGTAATCGAGTTTGTACGTCTCGAAGCCAGCAACCATACCAACGTAGTTACGCTCGTAGGCTTTGTCCGACTTGGTGTTACCAAACGAACGGGTAGCGACGGCAAGGTTAGCAGCCAGACCGTTGTAGTCGCGGCTCGACAGGGCGAGGTAGCGATCTTCCATCGCAATACCTTGCTCGTTCATGATCGCGTCAGCTTGGGCCACATCGTCGTAGTCACCAGCGGCACCGGCCACAGCAACCACAAGAGTACCTTGGTTGGCGGCAACGTTCATCACGGCGACGTTGATGTCAGAGGCCAGCTTCTGGCGAGCAGCCTGACCCAGACGACCTTCTTGCAGAGCGTCACGCAGTTCCTTGGCGTTGAGTTTCCAAGCCGAGGTCTTGCTGAAGCCCAGAGTCGCGGGAACGGACAACTGGGTCATGTCGTCGTAGTTCGACGAAATGGATGAGCCAACAGTCGAGGTGAACGACTGGGCGATGTAGGGCATCGGACGCCAGATGGTGTCGCGGGCACGCTCCATCATCGTGGAGTCAGTGTTGAACACCGAAACGTTGCGCGAGAGAACCAGGGCGTCTTGGAAGCCCTCAAGGATGTTTTCGAACGCTACGCGCTCTTCTTTGGAAAATGCGTTTGCCATGATTGGCTCCTGAAAAGATGAGTGATTTTGCGCGGTGTGTACCGCTCGTCATTACTCAGCCAATCAAAGCCGGCCGGCCGCTTGCATTTGGTTCACTGCCGATTTTGGGCTGGCGATACCCCAGATGAGCCGAATGTACCACGCACATTCGGCTCAACGCAACTACTTACCCTTGGCTCGCATTTGAGCCTTGTACCGCATGACTTTGGTGTAGTCACCCGTGCGCTCGGCTTCTGCCCGGAGTTTGTCCAAAGACGAGTCAACGCTTCCAGAGGTTCCTGCGTTGCCCTGCACAACCCGCTCCGGAGGAGGCGCTGATTTACGCTGTGTAACTTTCAAATCTTTCTCCAGTTTTGCCACCGCAAACGCAAACTTCACGGGGTCTTTGATAGCCCCAAGTTCCGCTGCCTTCTTAGGATTCTTGCCAAGGGCGTACACCAGCAGCGCCGGGTTTTCGGCACCTTGGAGAACAATTCCCTGCTGCGTGACATCAAGTGCCTGCTGGGTTACATCTTCAGCATCCTCAAAATCACGCACCTTCAGTTCTGACTTGGCCTTACCGTAGGCATCAAGTTTGGACTGCCACGACTTTTTCTGTTCTTCCTCAGCGACTCTGGCCTGGGCTGCAACTTCATCGACTTTACGCTTGCGCTCATACCAGTCGGCCAAAGAGGACTCGAACTTCTCGGCGTCGTAATCGTGATCCTCAAGAGTCGGCTTCTTACCCAGTGTCGGAACTGACGCAGGGACGACTGACTGAGAGGACAACTTGGCCTCAAGTTCTTTGTTCTTGCGTTGGAGTTCCCGATGCGACTTTCGCAACTCTCGAACCCAGTCAGGCGCTCTTGGCTCCTCGGGTGGCGGTGGTTCTTCGCCAATCGAGACAACAACCTCAGGCTCGTCTGACTCCTCAGATTCCTCGGACTGTTCTTGCTCCGGCTGCTCAAGTTCCTGTTCAGGTTCCTGCTCCGGCTGCTCATCGACAATGACTTCTTCGACTTCAGTTACTTCACTCATTTACTACCCCATCAAACTCGTCACAGTAAAAGGCCGGACGGTCGCCTCAATGACGCATCTCGCGTCAAAGTCTTGCGCCAGGATAAGCAGATCAATTGCGTCTTGCTCATCCTGAACGAACTCTTGCAAAACCTGAGCAGCTTCACGCAGGTCTGCCGAAAACTGTTGATCTACAAACTTGGATTCAAGTTTTGCAAACTCTTTTTGCAGCGCCGCAAATTCTGCAATCTCGTCATCAACACCAATGTCTGCAAACTTTTGGATTCGTTTGACAATCTTTTTGACTGTCTTATCGTCAGACCGGGCAAGCATCTCCTGAGCTTGGCGCTGCTCAAGTGACAACTCAAGGGTGCGGCGTTCGTTTGCCCATCCTTTAGACTTAGACTTTTTACCTGAGCCGCCCCCACCCTCAACCAGTTGACTAACAGTTGCTTGGAAAAACTGATTGCTGTTAACAAACAGTCCAGGCAGTAGAAACTGTGTGCCACCAGCCTGCGTGACGACAGGACTGTAAAACTGGTTGGTATTGTCGTACCTAGCCGCAACCAGCGTGTTAGTGCTGGTGACCGTCGGGCTATAGAACTGGTTGGTGTTGTCGTACCGAGCCGGGGCTAGTGTGACCGCACCAGGGGTGACCGTGGCCGAGTAAAAGGCGTTGGTGTTGGTGTATAGGCTTGGGATTAGGGTCTGTGTGCCAGTCGCGCCCCAAAACCATTCACCCTGTACCGTCGCCTCAGTCGGGTCTGGGTCGGCGTACTGAATGACCTGCCGCAGCGCAAGGCTCGGCTGCTTGTATAGCAGCGTCGAGTTAAACGGCGGTCTGCCGCGCCCGCTCACGACTTACCCCTGCGTGTACTGAACTACGATTGGGCCGCCGTCTGTTGACCCGTTGTTGGACATTACCGACACGTTTTGAAGAACGCTATCGTTCCACAGTTGCGGCATGGCAAGTGTCAGAGCATCATCGGCGCAATAGTTTGCGGACGCAGAAGCAGCGTTAATCATTGCAATCGGGCGATATGCAACAAGGTGCAGTACACCAGCAGTTCCCCATGATACGGAGAAAGTGATCGACTGCACCGAACGAACCCCGGTATCTCCGGCTTGAAGTCCAATCGGAAACCAATGGCCTGCTGGTGCGCTGGTGCGAGTGGACAAAATACCTACACCAGTGCGACCAGAAGTTCCCGCGCTGTTGGTGTATGAAACGGTGATTGTCGGGCCACCCGTACCCATAGTCGTGCTGATCTCGACCGCGAGGTAAACACCCTCGCCGTTAGTCGATCCGTTCAGATCACGCGCAGGCCATGCCACGCTGTTAACAGTCTGTGCAGTGGTCAGTGTGCGATCCAGTCCCGAGTTGTGCCACAACCTATCAACGATCATCAACGTTCGTTGGGATGCATTCGCGGTGTCTACATAAAATTGTCGCCGCACCCCTGCAAGATAAGTATTCCCGCTCAGTGGATTGGTAAACGGAATCTGGCCGGTGTAAGTAGTCAGCGCCACTCCAGCAACGCCGGGAGTAGGTGCAGTGGCGGCAGGCGGGTAACCTGCTGTGTAAAACGATGTGATCCACTGAGCACCACTGTTTGCGCTGTTACTGGCACCCTTTGCCAGTACATTTGGCGCAGTCAGCCCCGCTTCAACTCCTGCAAGTGTGGTGATCGCCATCGCTCACCCCTGCGTCACAGTCATCGAGCCTTGCAAGGATGTCGATGTGGTTGTGCTGGGTACAAAAATAACAAACGGCACAGTATTGTCGTACATGACCGGCATCCCGCCTGTCACCACATCAACTGCCGTAGAAATACCACCCGCGCCCAACTGAATTACCGACAGAACCCGGTAAGCAACCAGATGGATTGTGCCGCTTGTCCACGTTGCAGACAGTTGTAGCGACTGCACGGATTGAACACCAACATCCCCAGCGGCAAGACCGATGGGATAAAAGGTGCCGATTGCAGAAGAGGCAACTGTGCCAATGATATTTGTGCCAGTCTTTGACCCCGCGCCCGCGCTATTTGTGTAAGTCACCGTGATTGTGGGCGTACCTGTACCCGTCTGGGAAGATACCTCAACCCCAAGCAAGACGCCTGCGCCGTTGGTCGTGCCGTTCTCATCCCTTGCCGGGAAAGTCGCTGAGTTAACGGTCTGAGAACCAGTTGATGTGATGTTGATGCCGCTGTTGTGCCACAACCGATCCACCAGCATCAGTTGACCGGACTGCGCTGTCGAAAGGCCCACGAAGCGGGCGAGATACGAACTCGCTCCTGCGGTTGGATTAGTAAACGGAATCTGGCCGGGATAAGTGGTCACTGCCACCCCAGACAAACCGGGCGTCGGTGCAACAGCAGCGCCGGGAATACCTGCTGCGTAAAACGGCGTGTACGGACGCCCTGCCACCGTTGTGCCGGAAAGCGCTTTGTAGAAGAACTGCGGAGGCTCGCACCCGGCAATGACGCCATCGAGAGTGGTAATCGCCATTTACACTGCCTCCAAGTACATCGGCGCGAACTGCGCCCCGCCTTCAATCGTCAGCACCGGAACTGTCGGGTCAATGCCGATCAGCGCGTAAGTCTCAGGATAGGCAGTAGTGAACGGCTCAAGAACGCGCACCGTCTGTCCCAAGTGCCAGCCATTCCACGCTGCTGTTGTACCAAGAATCTCATCCGCACGCTGTTGAGTGATCAACTGCTTGACGACAAAAGACTCAACCCCTTGAATCGTTCTAGGGTCTGTCGTTTCGATAGGGTTGTCAGCATTGTTGAACCTAAACAGCCATGCTTCAACGTCAACATCAGTTTTTCCAGCGTTCAAAATGCTGATGAACTCTGGGTGCGTGAACCGATCGATGAATTGCTGTTTAGTGAGTTCCATAGTTAGAGAGCAAAAATGCCTGAAGCGTTCCAAGTCACCGTGATGTCGCCGCCGTTGGGCGTGACCGGCAGATTAGTTACTGAGGTGTCGATGTACGCCACCAGCGGCGAGGTCGTTGGCGTTCCGGTGTCGATGTAGATCACCAGCGCCTCAACCGTGCTACCGCTCACGGTAGGGAAAGTCACATCAGCCCCATCAAACACGCCGTTTGTAAACGTCTTGCTGCCAATGGTCTGCGGCGTGCCGACTGTCGCGGATTGAACATCACTCCCCGTGCCAGCGTCATAAAACTGATCCGACGATGCGTAGGTGTAAACGCCCGTGTCCACCAGCGCAACCTTGACGGTTCCAGCAGACAAGTTATTGTTTGCAGTGAACTGGAGCAGTTGCTCTTTCCACTTAGGATAAAGCGCGTTTGCCATTATTGAATCCCTACGATTTTGCCGTTTTCACGGACGACACGTTTAGGCTTATTGATGGCCGCAATTGCTTGTTCACTGACTTTGGCTGCGCTTTCAGCATTCTGCTTGTTGGCGCTCGCCATTGT